CAGTAAAAGCGGTACCATCATAAGCTTCAGTGATTTTGGATACGTGTATACCATCAACATAAAGCTTTGAAGTATCGTCTTTGAACGTGACAGCATAGTGGTGCCATTTTCCATCAGCAATATCAGTCAATCCAGTATCATGATCTGCATAGTGGGTAGCAGTGGTGCCAGATTCTACTCTCAAGCGTATTTCATTCTTTTTAGCATAATAATGATGTAGCCTTAAAGACTCCCAGTCACTTCCAGTTGAACCAGAAGCAGCAATATTAAAAATATATTCGATCTTAGCCGTGCCGGCTGAGTAGACCCAACCATCTTTTTTCATCCAGAATTCAATTGTCAAACCTTTCTCAGGGTCTACTTCAAGATTATTTGCTCTTTGACTGCCTGTATGATATATATTTGCTTTTGATATACCTTCCTTAGAAGGCCCAGCAGAAAAATCACTTTTATAATCTCCATCCGGGTCTGCATGTGGGCCGCCAGTAAAATAAATATATTGAGGAGCACTGCTGCTAAAGGCGGCGACATTATATGTAGAGGTATAAGTATGAGAACTGCTATTGAACGTTATAAAACCATTCGTTCTAGGATATTCATTTTCAAATATGAAAAGGTCTAAATAGGTACTTTCATTTTCCCATTCAATTTTCTCTGCTTGCGAGCCATCATAAGGATATGTTTGATAAATACGTTTAATCGCAGTATCATAGTATTCTTCAGCTAAACCGAAGCGGGCAAAATTAGAAGCGGTGCCTAAATCTACATCAGGTACAAATCGATCGCGTTTATTCGAATAAGAATCAATATATCTAAATGATTCTACCTCTTCTCTAAGAGTATCCCGTGTATGATTCTTTAGAAGCTTCGTAGAATAACCTTTGTTAAACAGATCTTTAATACCCATAAAAAATTCCCAACTATATTATTAATTATTCTCGACTCTAAATTTATACACCTTCTTGGACTCCCTCCAATCATCTGAAGTATGAAAAGCAAACTTAATGCCGTACATGTAGCCAGGTTCTAGCAAAGACATATCTAAGTCGAAATAACTACCAGATACATCATACGAAAGGAATGTATGGTAGTCTGAGCTTCCTGTAGAATTCTGTATAACAGTTCTTTCATCTACCATGCGCAGGACCTCGAACGAAGCGCTAGGAATAATAACTCCTTGTAATTCAGAATTAGCAACATTATATATTGTTGGGCTAGTATTACGCTCTCTTATAAAGACCCTGAACCGCGGGTTTTCATCTTTAGTATATGCCGATTTTAAATTTGTTATTTTTGTTTCGTATTGGGGCGCCGAATTCCAGCCCGGAGATGTTAAAGATACTGGAGAAATCGAACCAGTAAAGTATTCATTGCCGATGCTTCCAGACCATACATCATATATTGTCTTTAAACTAGTTGATCCCGTAAAAGCAAAAGAAGCAGAATATATTCCAGTTGAAACATATCCGCCGGTCACGGTGAGATCACCATTGGCTGGTACACCTCCGCCGGCACTTAAAGCCAGTTTAGAGCCAGAAGGGGCGGTATTGTTGGCAGAGCCAGAATATATGCTCAAAAAAAGCTGGCCAGTGCCAACATCTGGTATGTTTCTTAACTGTCCTCTTACATAATTGTAAAGATAAACTGTATTTAAATTATCCTGCGCAGGCGCCAAAGAGCTGCTGTAATAAAAATTGCCTCTGTCGTCAGATTTTCTAGAATCCCAGCGCGCTTCAATCGCAGGCTTCTTGAAAAAATATTCACTTGACCTAGAGAAGAATCTTTTTGTATATGTGCTCTTTCTTGCACCATCTGTGTTTTGTGGTACGCCTGATTCAGCTGTTGCAACATATGCTTCGAAACTTGAAGTTAAATGTATGCCAAATCCATAATTTTCTTGTGTCGACGCGATCCATTCTTCAACAGCAGATGTTACGTCAACAAGAAGATCTTCGTGCCCCTCATTAAAAGTAAAAGTATAATTAGGCATTGTCTCGTCGGCCACGTAAGACGAAGAGTGATATACACCGCCTTGGGCGCCCCAGCTAGCAACAGGATTTGAGTTTCTGTTAACCCAATTAGAGCCCTCAATATTATCCTTTGTCTTATCAGTATAGCTCTCCATATCTAAACCATGGCCTTCTTGCCACGATTGAGACACAGCTAACACATTTACAGTAAAATTCTTAGGAAGTTGTTCTGAATGTCTAGCATTAAACATTCTTAAATAAAAGCTTACACTACCTGATGCAGGAATGGTACCAGCGAGTCTGTCAGAAGATATAGTACTTATGGGAAATTGTACCAATATACGAGATGATTCCGCAGATGAGGTTGTCTGTTGCCCATAAATTGAAAACGTCTCAAGTATATCAGCGGCGCCCATATTTGAACCGGTGGCGCGGGTAGAGAGATCCACGCCATAAGCATTTGTAATAGTATTGTCCTTATTAGCAATATATTTTTTTATACCCATTATTTAATAGTTCCTTTAATATCAGTATTTGGATATTTTAACTCGTAAATAACATTTTGAGGCGCGTATAAAATCCTTCCGTCACTGGAGATCCAATCTTTAATATTTAAAGTTTCATCAGAATATAGGCCACCACTTTTATTTGTTATTTTAACGCTTGTTATATCGACTATTTCTTCTGTGTTATTCAGAATGTCATATATTTTAGTAATATATATCGGTTGATTGATGTCCATCTGTTCTCTAAACATTTTTTGCACTTCTGTTATTGCAATATTTAGGGCCTCAAATTTATCTTGTGAATAATCTACTACAGCAACAAAATCAATATGAATATTAATAATTCTTGGATCTAAGATATCTATTGTATCATTAATCATTTTATATTGATTTATCCACGTCTTAACGTTGTTTTTTAACACCTGATTACTATTAATCACATGGCCATTAGAGTTTTCCGACAATAAATAAAGATTTAAATTACGTTTAAAAGAATCATGATCGCGATAAATCTTTGCTCTCTTAATCTTACCAAATTTTGATGGCATTCGATAAACTAAGGCTTCGTAGTCGTCTGCAGTTACCGCACGATTTTGCGTAGAAAAAGTATCGTTAATTCTTTGTTTTAATTCGCTGACAGTGGGCAAGCTAGTATCACCAATTATAGGTTCCTCGTTTACCACCTCTAAGCTGTCCCTAACAAAATCAATTCTAGAGCTTACTGTAGCATCCGATCCAAAAAGTAATATTGGATCTATAACGTTAGTCATAGTACGAGAAGCTAGATTGACATTCTCGCGCGAGTTGGTCCGGTATGTGACAGTTATAATGGTGTTCGCTGGAGCAATACCAAACTTATCTGATTCAACCAATTTTGAAGGGTCAAAAGAAGTGTCTTGCTCGTAGTCCTTGCCATGCATCTTAAGTATTACGTTTGAGGGGTGAGAAAGATTATCAATCTTTAAAGAAGACTCAGAACCATAACCAAATTTAATGTGAGCTGATCCATCCTTGTTTGTTACGACGAATCTTCTAGGAACTGAGGTTGTTACAATAATATCTGGTACATACTCACGCGTGAGGGGGTCTTTATTGACAACACTTCTAAAAACAGTATCTTGAGAAAGATAATCTACTTCAAAATATTCATGGCCTTCAGTGTCAACAACAGAAACAATCTCAGAAATATTTGGATCTGCAAGCGTTAATGTTAAAAACCTAGAAAAAGAGCCTATAGTAAATTCTTCTTTCTCTTCTCTACCTGATATGACGCGTCCATAAGTTTTTACTGCATATGCTGTGGGTGCACCGTCACCAGTATTGGAGGTTGCTACTACAATTTCATTGTTAGGGTTGCCAAAATCAACATCTTCTATTAAAGTAAACACTTCTCCTCCGTCAGCAGAAAATTTAGTCCCATTGGCTAAAATTGGCAGATAGTCAGTATCGGGCCCTACTCCATTTGCGTCGACAGGCGCCAGTATATATAACGAAACCAATCCAAAAGAATTAGGACGCAAGGGTTGTTTATAACCAACTTGTTCTCCTAGTTTTAGAATGTTATTGTATTCGATCGCAGTATTTAAAAAAGACTCGTTAGTTTGATAGTCTAAGTAAAAAGATAAAATATCTCCTGCATATGCAACAGTATCTAACATCAATGAGCCAAAAGAAGCTTCAGAAAAATCTCTAAAAACATCCGGATAGTACCTCTTTGTGTATTGAACAAGAGAGTCTTTTATTGAGCTAAAATCTCTGTCTGTATATTTTATTAATTTTTTGTCTTTTTTAGTCATTGTCTAGTTGATATCCTCTCTCTCTAAAATAATAGAAGTATTTATGCCCATACTAGGAACATCGTATACTATTTTTATTGATAAAGTATGTGTTTCCTCTCGTAAAGCTGATTCCTCATTTCCAGAATTAAAATTAATCTGTTTTATCCTAATATAAGGCAGATATTTAGAAGTTTGATGTTCAATTCTTTGCCTGATTTGTGGTATTAAGGTATTTCTAGGTTCAAATAAAAATCTCCTAAGGCCCACACCAAAATCCGGGTTCATCATTCTTTCGCCAGGAGAAGTTAAAAGCAAATTTTTAAAATTTTGCTGAACCTCTTTTTTGTAAGAGGTTATAAGAGCGAATGCCCCGTGCTTAATATCTCTATGAAGTGGTAATTCTGGTCCTATTCCGTTCACTTTCTACCCTCTACAGCTGGTCATCGCAATCTAGATCTGCTCCAAAGATGTCATCATGTTGTTTCTGCTCTATTGCATCTATAAGTAGTAACGCAATATAAATCATACCAGGAATGGTACTCGGCGGGCCAGCAAAGAATGGAAACGGGATTATCCCGCCGCCATAAGGTATCATTGAGGGCAACATTGCAGCCCATAAACCAGGTAATAAGAGAGGAGACTGAAAAAGATCTTCTAGAGTCTCCTTGGCATCCGTTTTAAAAGTGTCTAATGCACTGGTCGCATCTTCTAGGAGCTGGTTGGCTTCATCTAAAAATTGTTTTGCTTCAATAAATGTATCAAAAAGCAAATTAACTTTTAAAAATTGTTCTATAAATCTATCAACAGTTTCTTTGTCGACTGCACTTAATCCATCATAAACAGTTTTAAATTCCGACCCCTCTTCTATTTCGCCGTTATCGTCGACACCATTAATATTTAATACAGCTTCATCGGTCGGGGTATAGTTCTCATTAATGTTATCAGTATTTATTTCTATGAAACTTCCAACACCTGGTATACTAGATTTAGCTGCATCCACCATACTAGCAGCAACTTTAAGTTGCATTAAGGCAGTTTGTAGCGCGGTGTCACCTGCTATCTTCACTCCCTGCTGTACCTGCTTGGCTATAGTCAGGCCTTGCTCCACAAGTGATAAAGTAGTCGTCACCACAGCGTTAGCTATATCAATAATAAGTTTTGCTATTATAACGGCAGGATCTGTTAATTCAACAAAGCCCTTGAGAATCATAAACATCGTTTTATAAATTATTTTTAATATAAGCTTTGTCATATCAGGCTCTTTGCCTGTCGTGCCACCCATGCCTCTCAAACTTATATCGCCCATTGAGGACATCACGTCGTCTGGGACAAATTTATAATCTTGTGAACTCATTATGTTTTGAATAATCATCAAAATTCTTTTTTTGGTCTCATCTAAAACATCAGTCGGTTCTGTAATAAACTTTGATAACCCGTCAGAAGCGTAGACAAATCCTAGTGTCATATACCTTCGAAGAGGTAAACAATGATCAAAAATTAGTTTAAATTCTGGAGAATTTTTTAAATCTTTAACAAGATCTTGCGCAAGGTATTTATAAAAGAATGTATAAGGAGTTTTTGTTAAATATTTAAATTTCTCTTCTTCTATTGTAACTACTTCTGATAGTTTGGCATTCCAACCAATGTTAGACACACCAGGCGCCCAAAAACCCATTTCTTCTAAACTAAATAATCGCTCGTCTCCTTCAATTGTAAGGCCTCCTGTGTCTTCTTGTATTCTAACTTCCCTTTCAACCTCAGCAATAGGAATGTGCATTTCTGTCATTATTCTTTTTTGGCTGCTGCCTTGATAGAAATAAGGCCTTTGTACGTACAATGATTTGCATGCCTTCAGCCCTTTAATTTTTTCCTGACCCGTGAAAGCGGCTTCAATTACGTTCTTTATTTTGCGACTTGAGGTGTTTATAGAGTTATCAAAATTATCTGTTGGCACTGAGTAAGTCATTCTCAACCCAATTTTGTATTTCTTGCAGATTAACTGGAAGCCGTATTTATTATACAAATCTTTTAAAGGATTAAACTCCGGGAAAGCGGGAGAATCAAAATTCATAACTCTTTTTACAAAAATTGTGTTATAAAAATGACTCCATGCTGATATTGGGATATAAGCCGGCTTTCCATTGTATCCCAGCATATAACACCTAAAAACATTACTACCCTCGTCTAAAGTGGATAATATCATGTCTAGGGCTGCTCTTATTGCAGGATGGTTTGCATTAAATTCAGAAGAATAGGTATAATCTGGCTCACATGGCTCTCCATGTTCATCGGTATCGGAGCCGTCGACTTCATATGAATGTCTGGTGCTCATATTAGACCAGTAGTTATCTTTTTCATCTTCTGATATGTGTGTAACCTTCATATAAGGTTGGATGATTACATTTCCCAATAATCTATTAAGGTCGGTCCCCATTGTGTTTTCTACAAAGTTCTCCTTTGTGAAAGCTGTGCTGCGTTCAAAAACGCTCTTTCTTCGGTTGTTCAACACCTTGAATTCAGACCAGTCAGGCGCATCAATGTCGAAGAAAGGTTCTTCTTGATAGGCGTCAAAAAGAGTTTTGTTGGCCGCGGCGCCGAAGTCACCGGATGCATGTTTTGCCTCATATGCCGCGTC